ATCCGTCAGCCAGGGCAGCAACCTGACCGGGGTGCTGATCGACATGGAGGGCATGATCAAGGACGGCCGGCTCCGGTGCATCAACGACAACGACCTGATGAAGATCCACATGCTGGACGCGGCGCTGAAGTTTGAGGAAGGCACGAACCGCCGGCGGCTGATCAAGATGAACCAGCGGGCGCACATCGACGGCATGGCGGCCCTGAGTGATGCAATCTGCATGCGGCACAACTACTACGAGGAATACAGTGCCCAGCTGAGCAATGAGAGGTAGCAACATGAAGACAACGACGTTTTATCAGTGCGATCCGGAGAAAAACAAAGACTGCAGCAAGCGCGGGTGTGCGCTGGTGAAAACGAGGGGCCGGAAGGCCGGAGAGTGCAGCGCAACGGAGAACCCGAAGTGTGCTGTACTGAATGACGCCGGCAAGCCGATAGTAGCCTTCACGGTAATGAGAGGTGACGACGATGGGACTGATTGACCGGCTTTTCGGAAAACCGAAGGCTGCAGGGAGCGGAGACAGCCGCTTCGAGACGCTGACGGCATACTCGCCGGTGTTCACCAGCTGGGGCGGGCAGATCTATGAATCTGAACTGGTCCGGGCGGCGGTGGATGCCAGGGCGCGGCATGTGGCGAAGCTGAAATACCGGATGACGGGACCGGCGCAGCAGAAACTGTGGACGGCGACAAAAACGGAGCCGAATCCGTGGTACACATGGCCCCAGTTCCTGGAGCGGTGCAGCAACATCTACGACATCGAGAACAACCTGTTCATCGTGCCTGTGCTGGACCGGTACGGGGAGATGACCGGGTATTTCCCGGTCCTGCCAAGCTCCTGCGAAGTGGTGGATCATGGCGGGATGCCGTATCTGCGCTACACGTTCATGAACGGCCAGAAGCGGAGCATGGAGCTGAGCCGGTGCGCGGTGATCACCAAGCACCAGCTGCGGGACGACTTCTTCGGCGAGAAGAACACGGCCCTGGACGGCACGATGAAGATGGTGCACATGGTTGAACAGGGCATCATCGAGGGCGTGAAAAACGGCGCGACCTACCGCTTCATGGCGCAGCTGACCAGCAAGACCTTCGACGAGGATCTCCGGAAAGAGCGGGAACGGTTTGACCGGAACAACTTCCAGACCGGAGGCGGCGGCCTGCTGCTGTTCGGCAACCAGTACAGCAACATCCAGCAGCTGAAGAATGAGAGCTACAAGGTGGACGCGGAACAGCAGAAGCTGATCCGGGAAAACGTGTGCAACTATTTCGGCGTGCCGGAGAGCGTGATCCGGAACGAAGCGACGGCGGACGTGATGGACAGTTTCTTCAACGGATCCATCGAGCCTTTCTCCATAAAGATGTCGGACGCGCTGACGAAGATGGTTTACTCGGAGCGCGAGCGGAACAACAAGAACGCGGTGATATTCACGGCGAACCGGCTGCAGTACATGAACGTGAGCCAGAAAATCAGCATGGCCCAGCAGCTGGGCGACCGTGGCGTCCTGACCATCGACGAGATCCGCGAGCTGTTCAACTACGAGCCGCTGCCTGATGGTGCCGGCGCCTACACGCCGATCCGCGGCGAGTACAAGAACGTGCAGGACGGCGACAATGCCGGCGAGGAGGAAAAACAAGATGAAGAATAAGGAAATGCGGAGCCTGGAATTTGAAGTCCGGGCAGAGCAGAACGAACAGCACGGCGCCCACATCACGGGCACGCCGATCGTGTTCAACCAGGAGACGGACCTGGGCTGGATCCGCGAGGTGATCGAGCCGGGCGCCCTGGACAAGACCGATCTGAAGGACGTCCGCTTCCTGGTGGGCCATGACACGAGCATGATCCCGCTGGCCAGGAGCCGGAACAACAACGAGAACAGCACCATGCAGCTGTCGGTCAACGAGAACGGCATGGACATCCGCGTGGATCTCGACATCGAGAACAACCCGCGGGCGGCAGAGCTTTATTCCGCGGTGAAACGGGGCGACATTTCCGGAATGTCGTTCATGTTCACTGTGAATGAAGATAGCTGGGACGATCTGGACACCGATCAGCCGCTCAGGCACGTTCGCTCCATCGAGCGCGTCTTTGAGGTTTCGGCAGTCTGTTTCCCGGCGTATGAAGGCACCAGCATCCAGGCTGCGGCTGAGGGCGATGCGCTGGAGAGCGCAAAAGCCTCGCTGGAGAGCGCAAGGCAGCAGCTGGCGGAGGATCGTGCCAGGGAAGCCGAGGAGGAGCGCCGGAGGGCGGTCCTGGAACGGCTGGAAAACCTGAGAATGGAGGTCAAACAGAATGAAGTTTGACGAAATGAACGTGGAGCAGCTGGAGGCCCGCCAGGCGGAGATCGCCGGCATGGACACCGAAAGCGCGACCACAGAAGAGCTCGAGGAGCGGGCGAATGAGCTCGAGGCAATTCGGAACGAACTGCAGGCCCGCATCGACGCGGCCGCCAAGGCCGAAGAAGAACGGCAGAAGGTTGCCGAAGGCAACGACACCGTGATCAAAGAATTTGTGGAGGAAAAAGAAATGGAAAATCGTTTTGCTGTCAATTCCCCTGAGTATCGTGACGCGTTCCTGCGTAAGCTGCAGGGCAAGGAAATCACCGCTGAAGAGCGGGCCGCCATCACCGCGACCGCAGCCATCCCGACCCAGACCATGAACGAGATCGTCCATCGCCTGGAGCTGAACCCCATGATCGGCGCGGTCGACCTGACCCAGATCCCCGGCTATGTGACCTATCCCGCTGAGAGCAGCATCAACAATGCCTCCTGGGTGGATATGGACACCGCTTCGACCGATTCCGCTGACGCGCTGCAGGCCATCCAGCTCGGCGCCTACAAGCTGATCAAGACCGTGGAGATCTCCGCGGACGTGGATGCCATGAGCGTCGACGCTTTTGAAGCCTGGCTGGTTTCCCGCCTGGCGAACAAGATCGAAAAGGCCCTGGACGCTGGCATCCTGACCGGCACGGGCGTCACCCAGGCCACCGGTATCGCCACAACCAAGGCGACCGCGGACGGCACCTTCAAGCGCTCCGGCATCAAGTGGGGCGACATCTGTGGCATCATGGGAGCCCTGAAGGGTGAATATCATCCCAACGCCAGCTTCTGCATGAACCCGACCCTGTTCTTCGGCAAGGTTCTCGGCATGACCGACACCGCCGGCCAGCGCGTCGTGGTGAACGAGCCCCAGGCGGACCGGAAGTTCAACCTGCTGGGCTATCCCGTCATCGTGGACGGCAACTGCGGCGCTGAGGACATCCTCTTCGGCGACTTCAAGGCCTACAAGCTGAACCTGGCGAAGGCTGTCGAAGTGAAGCGCAGCGAGGAAGCCGAATTCCGGAAGGGCTCCGCGGTGTACCGCGCCATGACCCTGGCGGACGGCAAACTGGCAGACGTGAACGCCATCGTGCGCTACGTGGCCACCACCTGATCGAACTGAATACCACGGCCCCCGGGGAGCTTTTCTCCGGGGGCTGACTTTTCAAAAGGAGTGCTGACCTGATGAAAACATTGATTGCGATCCCGTGCATGGACGTACAGGAATCCGATTTTTCGGAATGCCTGACGCAGCTGATCCTGCACCATAAGCCGGAAGAAATCGAAGTGAAATATCTGAAAGCGAGCCTGGTCTATGACGCGAGGAACCAGATTGCGAGCTATGTGCTGAAGAACGGCGGGTATGACTACGTCCTGTGGCTGGACAGCGACATGACATTCGAGCCGGACCTGCTGGACAGGCTTCTGGAAGACATCGAAGGCCGGCAGGCTGTGACGGGCCTCTGCTTCGGCAGGCGGCCGCCGTTCAAGCCGTGCATCTACAAACGGCTGGAGGTCGAACAGAAAGGCCAGATGATCATGCCGCACGCGGACAACTGGTTCGACTATCCGCGGGACAGGATCTTCGAGGTTGAGGGCTGTGGATTCGCGTGCATCCTGATGCGCGTGGAAGTCCTGGAAGCGATGGGCATCTACGGCGTGCCGTTCTTCCCGCTGGCCGGGCTGGGTGAAGACCTGACATTCTGCTGGCGGGCGAAGAAGCTGGACATAAAGTTCCATTGTGACAGCCGGCTGAAG